GATCTATCAATGCTACTGGTATGACTGTCGCAACAATTTTAGCTACTTCTCAAATTAGTGCTGGATCTGTTTACGCTCCACTTGCTACCATCAGCAATGTCGTCGCTACTGCTACCAGCACTGGATCTATCAATGCTACTGGTATGACTGTCGCAACAATTTTAGCTACTTCTCAAATTAGTGCTGGATCTATTTACGCTCCTCTTGCTACCATCAGCAATGTCGTCGCTACTGCTACCAGCACTGGATCAATTGATGCTACTGGTATGACTGTCGCAACAATTTTAGCTACTTCTCAAATTAGTGCTGGATCTGTTTACGCTCCACTTGCTACCATCAGCAATGTCGTCGCTACTGCTACCAGCACTGGATCAATTGATGCTACTGGTATGACTGTTGCAAGTATTCTTGCTACTTCTCAAATTAGCGCTGGATCTGTTTATGCTCCTATTGCTACTATATCAAATATTAAATCCGATTCTATTACTGCTGGAAATATCCATGTTACAAGTGGTTCATTTGCTACATTAGGAACTTCTTGGATGACTGCTAGTACTATTACTGCTGGTAATATTTACTTATCATCTGACTTGTTTGTAGCTGGAACTATTACAACTGTTAATATCACTACTACTAACCTCGTCGATACAAACTTTTCTGCTGGTATAGCTTATGTAGGTAATAACTTGGCTGCTATAGGAAATAGCAACACTATTGGTAGTATCTTTACTACTGGTGGAAACGTAGGTTTGAACACATCTGCTCCATCTTACTTATTAGATGTTAATGGAAGTGCAAGATTTGTAGGCAATGTTATTCTTGATAAAGGAATTACTACAGGGTCTCTTAATGTTACTGGTGAATCTTTACTTCAAGGAGCTGTTACTGCCGGTGCTCTTAATATCACTGGAACCAGTATTCTTCAAGGAACTGTCACTGCTGGTGCTCTTGCTGTTACTGGAGAATCGTTTTTAAGAGGTGCCGTCACTGCCGGTGCTCTTAATATCACTGGAACCAGTATTCTTCAAGGAACTGTCACTGCTGGTGCTCTTGCTGTTACTGGAGAATCGTTTTTAAGAGGTGCTGTCACTGCTGGTGCTCTTAATGTCACTGGAACCAGTATTCTCCAAGGAACTGTCACTGCTGGTGCTCTTAATGTCACTGGAAACAGTATTCTTCAAGGTGCTGTTACTACTGGTGCATTATCTGTCACTGGTGAATCAGTTCTTAGTAGCAATGTTACAATGGGATCTAATGTAGTTATCTCTGGACCTTCATTCAAAATTCCAACTGGTGATATTGCAGCAAGACCAGCTGTTCCTCAAAATGGTTATGTTCGATATAATTCTGAAACTCAACAATTTGAAGGTTATGGACCAGGTAGTGCTTGGGGATCTCTTGGTGGTGTTATTGATATTGCTCAAAGTACCAAAGTTCTTGCCTCCGCAAATCCTAGTGTAACTGATGGTAATCTTTACTTTGTTAATGTCGGAACTGAAACAATGAGAATCAATAGTGCAGGTAATATTGGTGTTGGTACTAGTTCACCTAGTTATAAATTAGATGTTCAGGGAACTCTTGGTGTTACAACTGGAATTACTGCTGGTGCCCTTAATGTAACTGGAACCAGTATTCTCCAAGGTACTGTCACTGCTGGTGCCCTTGCTGTTACTGGAGAATCATTACTTAGAGGCGCCGTTACTGCTGGTGCCCTTAATGTCACTGGAACCAGTATTCTCCAAGGAACTGTTACTGCTGGTGCTCTTGCTGTTACTGGAGAATCATTACTTAGAGGCGCCGTTACTGCTGGTGCCCTTAATGTAACTGGAACCAGTATTCTCCAAGGAACTGTTACTGCTGGTGCTCTTGCTGTTACTGGAGAATCATTACTTAGAGGTGCTGTTACTGCTGGTGCCCTTAATGTAACTGGAACCAGTATTCTCCAAGGAACTGTTACTGCTGGTGCATTATGTGTCACTGGCGAATCAATTCTTAGCAGCAATGTTACAATGGGATCTAATGTAGTTATCTCTGGACCTTCATTCAAAATTCCAACTGGTGATATTGCAGCAAGACCAGCTGTTCCCCAAAATGGTTATGTTCGATATAATTCTGAAACTCAACAGTTTGAAGGTTATGGTCCAGGAAGTGCTTGGGGATCTCTTGGTGGAGTTATTGATATCGCTCAAAGTACAAAAGTTCTTGCCTCTGCAAATCCTAGTGTAACTGATGGTAATCTTTACTTTGTTAATGTCGGAGCTGAAACAATGAGAATCAATAGTGCGGGTAATATTGGTATTGGTACCAGTGCTCCTGCTTATAAATTAGATGTTCAAGGATCTCTTGGTGTATCTATTGGTATGACAACCGGAACTATTGTTGCTACAACTAGTGTCAGTTCTGGTCAATTAAATGCTACTAATGCAACCGTTACTAATATTGTTGCTACTAATTTGAGTTCTGGAAACTTTGCTGTAACTGATCTCTCGGCTACCAACATTACTGCTTCTAATATTCTAGTCAATACTCAAGTAAGTTCTGCATCGATTTATGCCCCACTTGCTACCATCAGCAATGTTGTCGCAACTGCTACAAGCACTGGATCTATCAACGCCACTGGAATGACTGTTGGGAGTATTCTCGCTACTTCACAAATTAGCGCTGGATCTATTTATGCACCACTTGCTACTATCAGCAATGTCGTATCTACTTCTACAAGCACTGGTTCTATTGACGCCACTGGAATGACTGTAGGAACAATTTTAGCTACAACTCAAATTAGTACAGGAAATGTATTCTCTCCAAGTGGAACTATATCTAATATCGTCGCCACTAATATAACATCATCAAATATTATTGCTAATACAATTAATATTACACCAAGTTTAGGTGATATTTCTAAAGAAGTATCATTCTCTGCTGGAAATAATCAAACTCCTGAAGCTAGTATCACTGGTCTTGCTTTTGATAATACAATTGTTAGATCATTTACTTCTTATATATCCGTATCTATTTTATCAGAAAATGGTAACCTTTATGCTAATTATAATATCAGAGGTGTACAAAAAGACACAGGTGACTGGGCCGTAAATACTACATTTGTTGGAGACAATACAGGAGTTGTATTTACTATAAATAATGTAAATAGTAAAGGACAAATTCAATATACTTCTACAAATATTCCTAGTTGGTCTTCTACTACAATTAAATTTAGAGCACATACTACATCTAAATAATCTAAATAATCTAAATAATCTAAATAATCTAAATAATCTAAAGTTCGATGAGGTACCTTACCTTAATGTTTTATAAAATTAATCATTGTATATTAAATAATGATTAAGTTGAAAAAATTTTTTATTATAATTTTTATAATTTTTTAAGCAGTAGCTTTCTTTGGAAAATGAGGAGACAAATATCTTTGAAGTTTAAGATAAGTGTAAACCAAAGGTGACTTTGGATCATTAGGATCCTTTGGCTCAATTGCAGGTCCAAATAACTTGTCAAGAGCTGCATCCGGAATAATTTCACGTCTATGTTCAGGATTTTGAAGATCGTGCTCCTTAATATAAGAAGTAATGTATCTAGTAACATCAGTTCTAGCAATAGGATCCTCCTTTTTAACTCCAAATTGAGAAAGGAAGCTGTAAAGATCATCAGATACAACTACTGGAGAAGCAAATCCAGATGGTTTTCTAGGATTCGCATCATCACGTTGACTCTTCTTTCTCTTACTCTTCTTAGAAGCTTCCTTGATTGCATGTTCGTGATCTCGTTGCATCTTTCGCAATTCTTGAACTTCACGTTTCAATTCGTTCATAAGATCTTGCTTAGACTTGATTAAACGTTCAAAACGTTGTTTCATAGAATCAGTAACAGTTTCGGTTTCAACAGGTACAGTAACAGTTTCGGTTTCAACAGGTACAGTAACAGTTTCTGTTACAGGTTCAGTTTCAGTTACAGGTGCTGCTTGTTCGACAACAACATTTTCCTTAACTTTTGGAGTTGCCTTAGTTCTAGTGGTTTTAGTTGCAGTTTTAGTGGAAGTAGTTACTTTGCTCATTTGTTCTTTTTTAATTTTAATATAGGAATTAATTTATAATTTTTTACGCACTAATGTTGTAATTAAAAGCATTAATTAGTATAAAATCAATTTTTTATAATTCGTTTTTTACAATTCGTTTTTACAATTCGTTTTTTACATTTTTTTTTTACTGTTTTTTTACAATCTGTTTTTTTACTGTTTTTTTACAATCTGTTTTTTTACAATCTGGTCCACATTCGTTTTTCCTTACATTCGTTTTTCCTTACATTCGTTTTTCCTTACATTCGTTTTTTATACTAAAAAATACTAATATGAAAAGGTATTATATAATAGATTCTACTTTAAGAGAAGGACAGCAAAATTCAATATGTAATTTTACGTTAAATCAAAAACAAGATTTTTTAATTTTACTAGATAAATTTGGTATAGAATATGCTGAATTAATAAACCCCAACTCTTCTGATATAGCCTTTAAGGAATACAAATCCCTTGTACAATTAAAAAAAGATCTCGGACTTGGTATAAAATTAATAGCTCATATAAGAAATCACACGAGTGATATTGAAAAGGCATTGCAATGTAATATAGATGGAATCATTTTATCAAGTCATCTAAATTGCAATAATAAATCAATTGATGAAATAATACAACATTCTGTTAAAAATTTAGATTATATCAAGAAAATTAATCCCGATATAGAAATAATATTTTCTACAGAAGATTCATTTAGAACTGATCCAAATATACTTTGTAAATTATTTTTAGCTATAGAAGATTATGTAGATAGAATTGGTATAACTGATACAGTAGGTATTGCAACTCATTATGATATAGAAGATACTTTAGATATTATACAAAATACTACTAGATCAGAATTAGATATAGAATGTCATTTCCATAACGATAGTTCATGTGCTGTATCAAATGCATATATAGCACTATTAAATGGCTGCACGCATATTAATACTTGTGTTTTAGGTATAGGTGAAAGAAATGGTATAACAGATTTGTCTGGTCTTATTTCACGTATTTATACCACTTATCCAAATACGCTTAAAAAATATAATTTGTACATATTGAAAACATTGGATGTTTTTGTATCTACTGTTTTAGGTATAAATTTACCCATAAATAATTGTATAACAGGTCCGTGTTCATTTTATCAAGGTGTCTTAAGTACATGTATAGTTATTAAACCAGAAGATTTTGGTCTATCTGAAAAAATATTTATTTTTAGTCATATTATGGATTATAATAGTTTAAAATTTTTTTTACAAAATAACCTATCAAATATACGATTATCCGATGATTATGTCGAAAAATTGTGCGATACGATTAAAATGGATCTAGTTCAAGATAACAGTCTTCTTTATAAACTAAATAATGATCCGGAATATGCAAAATCATATATATTAAAATATATTAGTTAAATTATTTACTTAATAAATAATTAAACTTAAAATTTGTGTACCTTTAACACACGACAAGGTATTTAAGCAGAAGCAGCACTGTAAAGAACGTAGGCGTGGTAAACACCGGCAGCAGCAACTGCAAATTTAACGTATTTAGCTATATCACCTCCTCCAGTAACGAGGTTTACAGCATCAGTACCATTATAAGCGACAAGACCCCAGTTAAGAGCACCGGCGATCAAGAGAATTTGAACAAGCAATATAAGCATTTTTTGAGAATCCATTGTATTTTATAATATATGATAATAAAAAAAAATTACATCAAAATATTTATTATTTCATTATTAAATGTTTTTAAAAATATTTTAGATTGCCATAAATATTCTTTATGAATCATATCCAAATAAAGTTTTTCAGGATAATAATCTTGTAATTGTTTACTTTTTGTATTAAAAAATCTACATAGTTTATCATGAAAATCCAAATCTTTAGAATGCATTATTTCTAATAATGATTCTTTTGGTAATACCATTATTAATTGTTCACGTGTAGTTAAAGCTCTACTCGGATTTAAACATTCTAAATTTACTATACTCTTTTCTATAACTGCACCTTTATCAACTGCACCTTTATCAGAGCCAGAGGCACCTTTATCAGCAGTTTGCTGTTGATTTTTCTTTAAATAATTAAATATATCACTTGCAAAGGGTACTGCGTGATACGGATAATACCAAGACCAATTGTTATGAATATGATTCTGATAATATCCTAAAATCCAATATAACCCAGATATATATTGTTCACAAGCAAGATCTACATCTTTTACACCATAAAACTTGTAATATCTTTGTTTATACCCAGGCTTATTATAATTGATAATATCTGTTTTGTAAAAATGAACATTTGAATATGATAAATCCATATCATATATATCCCTATAATGTTTTTTGTTAGGATTTTTATATACGCTATAAATATTTTTATAGAAATACTCTTCTGTTTTAGATAATTGATAAAATAAATCTTGTAAAAATTTCAAATTTATACTAGATTTTAAATCTCCACAATATAAATGTTTAATATTTATTAAACTACCATAACAATTGTTATTCATTATTGACGTATAATATTTTATCAATACATTTACACCCCCTTCTTTAATCTTCAAAGAAGGAATATGTTCTAAAAAATCATTACCAAGTAAAAAACATAAAAATATATAATCGTATATTAAATTATCATTTGTTATTTCAGAATGTAACTCTATTCGTAAATCTCTACATATATAACTACGTAACCTCTTTATATCCACATAAGTATAAACACGATCAGATTCTGATAATTTAGTGTTAAATGTATTGTCTCTAACAAGTATAATATTATCACAACGTTTGTTAATAAGACTTAACATTAATAAATCTGCATCAAGACCATAAATACAAATTTTATTATCGCATAAATCTGATATATCAGATATCACTTTCATCATTTTATGTTCTCCCTCACCATTTTCATCAGAATCAGATACTACTACACTTTTTAAACAACATTGTTCAATCAATTCATTTTTAAATTTACTTAAAGAATCTGTTAATTTATCCATAAAAACAGTTCCTGGAGTTATTTTATTTGAATTCCAATTGACATTGGTTTTTTCATTGTTATTGACATTGTTATTGACATTGGTTTTTTCATTGTTTTTTTCATTGTTTTTTTCATTGTTATTTTCATTGTTATTTTGTTCTGTCATTAATGTTTTAAAAAAATGACTTTTAAAACGACGTTCTCTTTGTTGATTAATTTTTGCCCTTGGAGCTACACCATCAATCATTATATACAAATATTTTGGTTTAACTACATTTACTATATATCTCGTATATACTAAACAAGAATCTATAATTTTTGTTTCCAATTCATCTGTCGTAAATGGTCCATCCGTAATTGTTTGTAAAAGTTGTTGTGCACAAGGATGAATCATACTGTTATAATCAAGAAACAGATATTCAATACCAAGATCATTTATACATTTTTCATCTATGGTTAAATCGTTTTCAGTATTGTATTTTTTATAAATAGTATAAAAATACCAAGGGATTCCCATTTTAAAAAATCATATTAAAAAAATAAATTTCAACTTTTTTTAATGTAATACTTAATTAATGTATTCTTTATACGTTAACATAACATCTTTGTTTTCATCAAACGTAAAACCTTGTTTGTTTAATAAATTTTTATAATATAAAAATTCCATTTTTGTTTTTTCTTCACTTATTATTTCATCCATGTCTACATCATCTTCTTGGTCATTTTCATCATCATTTAACAAATTATATATTATATCGTTTTCTTCATTGTCTTCATTTTCTTCATTGTCTTCTTTTTCTTCTTTTTCTTCTTTTTCTTCATTTGTATTAGTATCTTCATTTATATTAAAAGAATCATCTTCTGTAATATCTGCAATACTCTCACCATCACCACCACCATCATCACCACCACCATCATCACCACCACCATCACAACTTTCTTTATCATTTATTTTTGCAGAATCATCGTCATCATCGTTATCATCGTCATCTTTTCTCTCTCTTCCTTTTTTACTTTTCCAAAGTTTTATAGATGTTATAATTTTATGATAAATACTACCCTTTTTATATTTATATTTAGATTTTATATAATCCTTTATTAATATATCAGTATCAATTTCCGAATTTATATATTCAAATCTTCTTTTTATCATTTGCTTTCTTTTAATATTATATTCCACATTTGTATAATCCTTTACATATAATTTATCTACATATTCTTGTTTTTTCTTTTTTATATTATTTTTCAATTTATCTTCAATTAAAAGCCTATAATATTTTAACAATTCATTTCTTCTTCTATCCATTTCTTTTAATAAATCTGTGTTTTTTTCTATTAACTCGAGACAATTACATATTTTATTAATAATGTCTTTATTTATCTTTAAAAGATTAAAAAAATAACCATTTGAATTTTTTGTAAATTCTACATTTTGTGTTTTTAAAATATTCAATATATGAATTTTTTCTTTTTGTGTTAATCTATTAATACGTACTATAATATCTTTTGAATCTACATCTTTAAATGTATCTTTAAATGCAATTGTTACTGTATCTTTAAATGTATCTTTAAATGCAATTGTTACTGTATCTGTTGTATCTGCTGTATCTTCTGTATCTGCTGTATCTGCTGTATCTACTGCATCTGCTGTATCTACTGTATCTGCTGTATCTGCTGTATCTACTGTATCTATTGTATCTGCTGTATCTGCTGTATCTACTGTAATTGTATCTGCTGTAATTGTATCTACTGTAATTGTATCTGCTGTAATTGTATCTACTGTAATTGTATCTGCTGTAATTGTATCTACTGTAATTGTATCTACTGTAATTGTATCTGCTGTAATTGTATCTACAATTGTTATTGTATTTGTATGATCTTCTATAGACATTACTAAATTTTAATAATAACGTTAATAATACAATTTTTTTTTAAAATGTTTATATAAATGTCTGGAAACATTAAAGATACTGACGTTCTAAAACTTCGAGAATTGGTAAATGAATTTATTCAAGATATGGATATTGTTATCAAAAATGGTGAATCTGTTTCGGATTACAAAGAGATTTATAAAATCAAATATAAATATATATTTGATACATCTACTACATTATATAAATTAATTTATGACCAATATAACTCATTAAAAGTTGATAAAACACACATGTTAAATAATTTAAATATGATGTTAGTAGCAATTGAAAATATTCAAAAATCACAAATAACACAATACGATGCATCAGAATCAATTGGTGAAGTTTTAGCTAGTCAATATATACCACAATTAAAAAAACAACAACCACAAGAAGTTGGTTTTGATGTTCAAGAAGAATCCAATTTAGATGGAGGACCAGGTACTTATCCTGAATATGATAATTTCTGATAATTTCTGATAATTTCTGATAATTTCTGATAATTTCTGATAGTTGTATTTAATATAGCTTATTCTTGTATTGTGTTATTTCAAATTAATTATTTTATATTATTTAATTATAATAAATAATATGGAAGAAGTAAATATTAAAATTAATGAAAGTCAATCTATGGGGTTTTTTTCAAGATTACAACAAAACAATAGTATTCAAGAAGCTCCTAAAGATAATCAGATTACATCAAAAGAACCTCCTAAAAATCAAGCTATTACATCAAAAGGACCTCCTAAAAACCAACCTATTACATCAACCGGACCTCCTAAAAATCAAACGGTAATCGAACCTGTAATTGAACGTGTAATTGAACCTGTAATTGAACGTGTAATTGAACGTGTAATTGAACCTGTAATCGAATGTTTAATCGAACCTGTAATTGAGCGTGTAATTGAACCTGTAATTGAGCGTGTAATTGAACCTGTAATTGAACGTGTAATTGAACCTGTAATCGAACCTGTTGTTGCAAGTGAAACTTCTGTGGAATTTGTAAACAGACTTAATTCTACAGTTAGAAACATTGGTCATAATAAGTTACAAGTAAAAATAGAAGAATTGGAAAATACAATTGAAAAATATAAAAAAACGGAAGGGGAACAAGAAATGAAATTAAATTTGTTTAAAAAAACAATATCTACATTACAAGGACAACTACAAGAAAAGTCAGTTCATATAACAAGATTGGAAACTAATCATATTGATCCGCAATATGAAAAACAAATAATAGATTTAAACGAAAAATTAATACATTGTGGGAATGAAAATAAAAATTTACTAGGTGAATTTAATACATTGCGATTAGATAACGATTTATTAAAAACGTCATTGGAAGATTCTAAAAAGGAAACGAATGTAGCAGTTCAGCAAAATACTGAAACAAAACAACGTCATTATATTTTAGAATCAAATCATCAAAAACAAGCAATACAATTACAAGCTAATAATGATAATATTTCAAAGTTACAAAATAAAGTCAATTTTGAAGAAAATATTAGAAGAAATTTAGAAAATGAATTGGAAAGTATGAAAGTAGAAATGTCACGATATAGAACTGATATAAAAAATATAACTATATTAAAGGATAATGAAATAGAACGTTTAAAAAATGATTTGGTAAAGTTAAATAAGATAGAACAAGTAAACCAAGTAAACCAAGCAAACCAGGTAAACCAAGCAAACCAAGTTAAAAATGATACTTTTAGTTTTATTCAAGGTAATATTTTACCAAGAAGAAATGCTGCAGGACAACGCTTACCAGCTAATGGTATTTCACGACGTCAAATGCCTTCGAAACGTTAAAAACTAGTAATTATTTTTACATGAAAAAATAAAGTTCTTATATTTCTATCTTTACCATTATAATTAATGTTTAATAATGGATATTCAAGGGGGTTCCATACTAATTCAAATGAATCCCCAAACTTACTATTTGATTCGACAAGTATTTTAACTGTTCCTTGTAATGAACTGTCTGAACGAGATATACAGTAAATTCCAGTAGGACCATCTATCAAATCTGAATTTATAATAATTATAAATGATCCTGTGTCTTTTATACATTTGAATTGGTTATTACGTAAATATCCAATTGTAAAAATATTTTTATATTTATTTTCATTTGGTATTCTTAAACAAAGCAATGATGATTCTGGATCATTTGTTTTTGGCTGTGTATAAAATAAGTCATCAAATATAGCAAATGATAATAAGTTAAAAGACATTGTTATATATTTATAATTTTTTATATAATTTTTAACGAAATATTATATGAAAAGTCTATTAAATCTATTAAATCTATTAAATCTATTATTCATTAAAAAAGTATTCGTTTATTTCATTTACTTTGGGTTTATTGTAATAATATTGTGATTTTTTCATTTTTTGTATATCAATATGTCTTAGATTATCATTTTCAACAATCTTATTTTTTACAGATAGATGATCATCGTCTGTATTTTTAAGATCATGTAAATCATCAGAAGACACGTAATGTAAAGAAGATATTTTATCGACAATTAAATTATTATTATCAGAACTATTTTTACGTAAACTTATACTATATTTACTAGATTCTGTAGATTTGCTATCATTTTCAAAATTATATTTTACTTTAATACTTGGATCAACATCTTTTTCTATAAATTCCAAAACAGATTCTATTTGCTTAATAGGTAAATAAATATTTAATACATTTTCAATTTGATCAGTTAACTTGGATGTTTTTATTGTATATAAAGATTTTGGTTCTTCATATATTATACGGGCAATTTTTTTTAAAGATTTATAGTAAAATTGTTGTAGACTAGGAAATTTATAATCTTGTAATAATGATGTAACGTATATACTAGATTTATTAAGGATTATTTCAGTTGTTAATTTTATAATGTCTATCATTAATTCTTCTGTGTTTATATCATTCTTTTTCTTGACCCATTTTAAAAATTTAGTATATTCCTTTTCCAAAGTTCGCGATGACCATTTTGGTATTTGTAATAAAACTTTTTGAAAATCACGATGTAATTTAGGTCTTGTTTCAATAGTAGAATGTAATTCTTTTTCTTTTTCAAATGTTCGTCTTATATACTTGTAAATGTATTTTGTTAATATACCATACAAAACGGATTTTAATTCCCTATTTTTTTCAATATTTTGTTTTATGTTAGACATTTATTATATATAATAATTAATTATTTTATTATTTCTTTTTCTGCGAAAGGAATTGATAAATTATAATCTATGTAATAGTATTATGAATTTTCACGTATTTGTTCTAATTGCAACTATTGTATTTTATATAATTTTAAGATTTTACAAACATACAGTAGAAAACGAAAGGAGAAATGGTAAACCAAAAAGCAATTTTATATATATATTATTTGTACCTGTCATATTATACCTCACAAGATTTATGTACATATCTGTAGAAGGTAAAAATACAAATACAAATACAAATACAAATACAAATACAGGTATAATTGCAGGTGGGGGTATAAACGGAATTGGAAATGTAGGTATACTTTCTGAATCTTTATTATCGATGCCTTTTCCGGAATCATCGATAAGTATTAGCAGTACAGTAGAAGTTTAGTGTAATTAATTTTATAATGTAAATTAATTTTCTAGTATAAATTAATTTTCTAGTATAAATTAATTTTCTAGTATAAATTAATTTTCTATGTTTTATATAAGCAATGGTAGAAAACATATATTACAATAATGATAATGTTTTGAATAAATTAGAGTTTGTATCAAATAGTTCTGATAAAAAAAAGCGACATATACATCAAGAACCAACTCAAATGTTATTAAGAAATTATATTTCCAAAGTAACACCATATGAAAATATTTTACTGTATCACGATGTAGGTACAGGTAAATCATGTTCATCTATTACTATAGCTGAAGGTTTTAAGGAATACATTAATAATATGGGTAGGAGAGTAGTTGTGTTGGTTAAAAATAAAAATATAGAAAAGAATTTTATTGATGAATTGATGAGTAAATGTACTCGTGAAGAATATCTTGACAATGAAGAATATGATATTTATACAGAAAAGATATCTTATAATGGATCAAAAACAGATCGTAATGAAATTATACATAGAGCTAATAAAACTATTTCCAAGACTTATCATTTTATTACATACGGTACTTTTATTAATCGTGTATTAGGAGCAAAGGATTATGAAAAAGATGAATTTGGTCAAAATACAAAACGTATTAAAAAAACACAAGGTGGAGTAATAAAAAGAAAACCTATAAAAGATCAAATTAAAAATTTGAATAATTCTGTTATTATAGTTGATGAAGCCCATAATATTACAGGTAATGAAGTATATACATCTTTATTTCATATTTTATCAAAATCTTATAATTATCGTTTAATTCTTTTAACAGCTACACCAATGTATGATAATTCTACAGAAATTTTTGAATTGGCAAATTTACTAAATGTAAATAATAAATCTCTTCAATTACCTATAGGTAATAATTTGTTACGACCAGATTCCACAGGTCAATCTTATTTGATAAAAAAAAGATCATCTTATATTAATAGAAGTGCATTAAAAGGTGATATTTATGAAATAACAGAATATGGTAAAGAAAAATTAGAAAGTGCCGTTTTAGGAAAAGTATCTTATTTAAGAGGTAATACGGAAACAAATCCCAAAACTATTGATATAGGAGAACCTCTTATAAATAATAAAGTAGGTACTATTAATATTGTTAATTGCGAAATGTCAGAACATCAATACAAAACTTATTTATTAGCATTACGATCAGATCTAGGAGAAGGATCCAAATACGATATATCATCTACTATAAAAAAGATTGAATCGGAAGAAAATATATCTGAAAATGAAGTTGTCATTTCAAAGGCTAGTTCTTTATACAAAAATAGTAGCGATGCATCTACAATGTCATATCCTGGAGGAAAGTATGGGAAACTAGGTTTTCTAAGTGTTTTTACAAAATCAGGAACCAGATATGTTTTAAATAACAAAGATGTTTTAACAAAGGATCTTAAAGAATATTCTAACAAATTGTATTTGTTATTACAAAATATAGTGAAAAATGATACAGGAAATTTATTCATATATTCTAATTATGTAAATTACGGGGGAACATATCTTGTAAAACAATTGCTATTAAATAATGGTTTTTACGAATATTCTGGTAAAAATATTTCTCAAGAAAGATATTATAAATCCTTTGTTGTATTTGATGAAAGTACTAGTTTGAAAAATAGAGAGTATTATAAACGAGTATTTAATAGTGAGGAAAATAAAACTGGTAAATTTATACGTATCATAATTGGTTCACCTATTATTTCAGAAGGTATTACCTTAAAAGCAGTAAGACAAGTTCACATACTAGAACCATATTGGAATATGAGTAAAATAAATCAAATTGTAGGAAGAGCTGTTAGAAATTATTCACATCAAACACTTGACCCATCTGAACGAAATGTAGAAATATACAAATATGTTTCTGTATATTATAAAGATGGTAACAAAAACATAGATAGTTCATCGGATTTAAAAATGTTTTTTATAGATAGAGAGAAATATATACTATCTGAAGAAAAAGATACTAGTAATAAAATTATAGAAAGAAGATTAAAAACAATTAGTTTTGATTGTTCATTAAATAAATCAAGAAACACTATCCAAAATGGTGTACTTGGTTCTCCACAATGCGATTATACAGATTGTAATTATACATGTCGATCAACACCTAAATCTGAATTAATTGATAAATCAACATATAATATGTATTTGACATTTTTTGATCAATTTGATATTTACTTTGTATTAGAAACAATAAAGGACCTATTCCATAAAGCTTTTATTTGGCATCTTGATGATATTAAAACACATATTAAAACACTTGAACCACTTATAACTGATGATGCAATATATACAACCCTTCATCATATTGTAAACAACAAGGTTTATATGCTAGATATGTACGACAGAGAAGGATTTGTTATCAATCGAGGTCCATATTATATTTTTAATGACCTAGATATAAATATTGAAACATCTATTTATTCTAAAATTTTAGATTTCTCAGAATACACAAATAAATACACCCTAAATAATTATTCAAAAACAAAAAAAATAGATATTTTTAAAACCGAACCTAAAACCAAATCAGACCTACAACAAAATAAAACAAGTATAATAGATATATTAAATCAAGATGATCTTAAATATAATACAGATATTGAAATAAATTATCCAATTTACGGTACTTATAGAGGTAAAAAGAATAAAGATGATACGTGGGATCATAAATATGGCAAACGAGATGAAATATTTAGAATTATAGACGGTAGAGGTCGTAAAAGTGGTAGTGATAACAGAGAAAATATTACAGGAAGAACTGCTACAACTATTGACTTGGAAAAATTACAATCAATTGCAAATGCACTTGATATTGATACAAATAATATAACGAGTAAACCTGGTTATATCAAACAAATACAAAACTTTTTAGAACGTGAAAACAGAATTTTAAAATAAATGTATTACCGTTTTAAATTTACCGTTTTAAATTTATTTTACCATTTTAAATTTATTTTACCGTTTTAAATTTATTTTACCATTTTAAATTTAGTTTACCATTTTAAATTTATTTTACCGTTTTAAATTTATTTTACCATTTTAAATTTATTTTACCGTTTTAAATTTACCATTTTAAATTTATTTTACCGTTTTAAATTTATTTTACCGTTTTAAATTTATAGTGTTATATTATTAATGGAAAAATTACCAGAAGATATCATTCTACAATTTTTATACAATATGGAAATTAAAGAACTCAAAAAATTTTGTTCGCAGAATAAAACAATAAAAAGGATTTGCACATCAAATTCAAAAAACATTATTGTTCGTATCCTTAAACGGAAAGGTTATACAAAATCAATTGATTTTTTTTCACAACAACCTAAACTTCTTCGGGCATTTTATAAAATTGACCCATTACTAACAATTAATGACCTAAATATTGTTAGGTCATTTAGTTTGCGCAAGAATACACAAATAGACGACATATACTATTTACTTGCAAAATTTTTATTACTTAATCAAACAACCAAAACAAATTTTTTCTATGATATGATACGGGAATATTCTGATTTGGAATTAGCTGAAAAACTTGTAATAACACCAGAAGAAAATCAATTTTATAAAACACCAGAAGAAATTTCTGTGTTATCTGAAATTATACGTTATTCTTTTGTTTGTGGAAATGAAATAATTCCGGACATAGAACTCCAAAATCTAAAAGATAAATCTGGATTTATAGGAAATTTAAAAGATGATTGGAAAAATTGTTTTAGACAACATATTAATGAAATGAAATCGAATACATTTTATTTAAATCAAGTAGGTCACATTGCATTCTTTGTTTCAAGAAAATCACACCGATATGAAACTTTTATAGAGCACAATGAAGACAATGAAGACAATGAAGACAATGAAGACAATGAAGACAATGAAGACAATGAAGAGGCTGTTGACCCAAATAGTAATTACACTTTTAAAACACTGTTCTTTTATTGTCAAAAGAAAAATTAAATTTAAATTTATTTACAAAAATATTCATAAATTTTTTTAGA